ACCACTTCTACAACAACCACTGTATGGCCTTCTACTACTACAACATCAACCTTGATTCCGTAATAGTAGGCAAGTAACATAGATTATATAACCTAAGCCAGAGGTGAGAGGATACTACTCAATCCTCTGGCTTATTTATTTAAAGCAACATGGCAGATTTAAAACTAGACATATTAGTAATCCCAACATATAATGTAACAACTCTTGGGGTTGCTGATGCTTCCGTTTACCCAACTAATCCACCTGTTGTTTCTGGTGCTACAATTGAAATTACGGTTCCTGGATTTGGAACATTCTATAAACCATTCAGCGTTAACGACTTTAACATATTTACAACATCAAACTTAGGAATAAGCCCCGTAGGTGTAGATCAACCTCTGCCTGATGGGGTTTATCGTTTAAGATATTCTGTAGCTCCTGCATACATAAACTTCGTAGAGAAGTCTATTATGCGTGTTGAGCAGTTACAGGAGAAGTTTGATGGAGCATTTATGAAGCTTGATATGATGGAATGTGATAGAGCTATCAAAACACAAGCATTTGTGGATCTCAACTCTATCAACTTCTTTATGCAGGGGGCCATTGCTGCTGCAAACAACTGTGCTGATCTTGAAGCAACAAAGCTTTATACTCAGGCAGATATGATGCTGAATAACTTTATAAAAAACAATTGTGGTTGCTCTGGAACCAACTACATAATAAACTTCTACTAATATGGCTATGTGTAAAAACTGTGGAGCTAAGGTTGGATGTGGATGTCAATTGATTAACGGTCTTTGTGCAGCATGTAATGGTGCTATAAAACAAGGAAGAAAACTTATAGGAAATGTTATCACCCAGGCTTACAAGTTGTCCAGAATGCGCTAGTATTCCAGCATTAATTGCTGATATAGATTGTAAACTAGCTTCTCTTGCAAACAACTTATACAACAATGTTGTGTTTATGTTGAACCAGCCTGTACCTGGAGGGGTAATGCTGGCTCTTATAAACTACAGAAGAATACTTGCTTATAAGTATTGTAACCCCGATTATGCTGCTCCATTCACGGTGAACATGATTGCGAGTAGAGTAAAACTTTTAAAATATAAATAAATGTCCAACATTTGTTCAAATTGCTATAACGGTTGTGTAGAAACAATATCTGATCAATGCGTAAGATATACGGGTGTAGATGTTCCTATTTTGGGAATCAAGACAGGAGACTCTCTTTCGTATGTTGAGCAAGCATTGATTACATTTCTCACATCAACTCTCGATGGAACTGGAATAATCCTACCCATCAACCCTCAAATTATTTGCGAGATTGTAAGTAAGAATCTTGTATCATGTGAAGACCTTAGTCTTCCAAACGTAATTAGTGCAATCATCAAAGCTGTGTGTGAATTAGACACACGCGTTACTGCTCTAGAGGATGATTTTGCTGCTTTAGAAGCATCTTACAGTGTAGGATGTCTTACAGGTGTAACTGGTTCCTCTGGAACACATGCAATCCTGCAAGCTGTTATTACAAAGCTTTGTGGAGTGGAGGTTTCTCTAAATGCTCTTTCTCTTAATGTAAGTACAAACTATGTTAAGCTTTCTGATCTTAACTCTCTGATTGCAGCCTATCTAACTAGTGTTGGAACTAGCAGTAAGTTTTTCAATCGCATGGTTCCTTTTTCTGTTGTAGAATACTATGGTACTCTTACAGGTAGATTTGATGGTACAGGTGCTGGTATTGTTGGAACTGATTGGGAGAAAATCTACCTCTGTAATGGTAACAATGGCACTCCTGATAAAAGAGGACGTGTACCAGTTGGTGCTACAACAGGCATGGGTGGAGGATCTTTCAACCCTGCAGTGGACCCTGGTGTAGCTGGTAATCCTGCTTATGCTTTATTAGGAACTGCTGGTTCTAACAGTGTAACTCTTTCAGCTACAGAGATTCCTGCTCACTCTCACTTGGCTACAGCTACTGTAACTGATCCTGGACACTTGCATACAATTGCATATGCCCATGGAGAAGCTGATCAGAATGAGCCTGGTACATCAGGTGACCTTATGGATATGAATGGCATAAAGAGTTCGTCTACTAGTACAAACACAGCAGTCACAGGAGTTTCTGTGGCAGTCAGTGTTGGTTCTACAGGAGGCGGATTAGCCCATGCTAACTACCAGCCTGGTCTGGGATGTTACTACATCATGTATATTCCTTAATAGTTAAACTCTTTATATAAAATGATATACCTTCCACAAAATCCATGCTGTACAACGATTCCAGTTGTCACCTGCGGATGTGATCCTTGTAGTACGCCCCTTACACCAACTAACAATGTTGCATACAGCGGACCTAATTTATCTTGTACATTAATTGCAACATATGACACAGCAACCGTGGCTTTCCAAAAGATTGACACTCAAATCTGTAGTCTTAAACAACAGATCTACAATCTTCAGGTGGCATTAGGTAATTGCTGTCCAACAACAACAACAACATCAACTTCCACAAGTTCGACAACCACAACAACTACAACAATAGCTTGTCCTTCTTGTGCGTTCTACTCTGTGACCAATTCAACTGTTTCACCTGTTAATATATCTTACTATCAGTGTGGAGGAATTCTTGTAAACACTTCTGTAGCAGGTCCTAGCATCATCTACGTATGTGCTTGTACAGGAACATTAGTGGTGCCTCCTATATCAGGTGTGTCATCAGCTAATCTTGGAGTGTGTCCTACAACAACCACCACTACAACCGTAGGGTAAAATAATAAAAAAGCTCTGTTTGTTGGTTTTCAGGGTTTCTCCCTGGGGTTTCTACCCTGGGGAGTTTTTTTATTTATAACTAAGTTGGTTAGAATGGATAACCAGAAAGGTTAAAATAATTTGGAAAATACCAAAAAACCTTCGTACCTTTAGGGCAATTTTAATTTAAAAAAGTTGTAAATGCCTGAAAATCAATCCCTTCTGCAACAACTGGAGCAAATGCTCCACTGGAAAAAGAGCAAAAAGTTCTATGCAGACAAACTAAACATCACAGAGAACGAGGTGGATGAGTTACTGAAGGGGTTGCGAGGATCAGAAGAAATACAAAATGATGCTGAGATTTCAAACTACATTGGAGAGTTAGAAGACCATGTAGTAAGGTTTTTAGAGGATATACAGAAAGGAACAGGTGAGGTGGTATTCAACTCTAAAGATGAAATCAAAAGTTTAGATGAGTTAATTGAGAAGTGCAATATTGACACAGAGAAGTGGGAGATAACTAAATACGTACAGAACTACTGGGGTAATGGAAACAGTCCTCATTGGCAAGTAAAAGCATGGTTGGGTAAGAAGAAGGATGAGCAAGTGTTTCAAGACAGCTTTATCTCCTTCCTAGAAAACTATAAGCCAGTATCTCCAGAAGTAATGGCTCCTAAGTATGAGAAGGGTAAGAAAGATGCTTGCCTAATCATCAACAAACAGGATTCCCATTTAAACAAGTTAGACATAGGAGGAGAGAATGATATAGACCAGCGCTTTGGTGATTTCATCCAGAGGGTGGAAATAATCTTAAATCAAGCTTCCCTATCTAACAATCTCACAGATATCAAATACATCATTGGTTCTGATGAGTTTAACAGTGAGTTCACCAATGCAACTACAAAAGGTACACCACAACAAAACATTCTTTCATATCACGATTCTTTTCAGGCAATATGTGATCATGAAGTGAGCGTGATAAACCTGCTCCTTCAGAAAGGAAGAGATGTGGATGTAATCTTTGTAGCTGGCAATCATGATGAATATGTAGGATGGCATTTAGCCAGTTGGTTACAAACCTATTTCAGAAATGAGGAGCGTGTATTCTTTGACATCTCTCCAAGGTATAGAAAGTATGTGAGCTATGGTACATCAGCATTAATGTTTAACCACGGAGATGCTCTAAAACCTGCAAAGCTTGCTGGCTTGTTCCCTATGGAATTTAAGAACGGATGGTCAGAACACGATAATTTCTACATATTTACAGGTGACAAACACCATGAAATGAGTCTTGATTTCAATGGTATTAAGTTCTATCAACTACCTGCATTCTCTACAGCCAAGAGTTCTTGGGATGATAAGAATGGATACACCATCACCAAGGGTGAAGTGACAGGATTCTTGATAGATCTCCAAGATGGAATAACAAACATATTCAAACAGTATTTATAATGTCAACTTTTAGGAAGCTAGTTTCAGATACGCGCTCTATGCACAAGTTGCTCTCCACGGACAACTTGATCACGGATAGAGCTGTCATGTCTGAAATTAGAAACAATGCCTTCCTCTTGATTAAGCGTGAGACTAATCTGAGGAAGTTATGGGCAACCGATACAGTTTTTACCACCATTCCCTGCTTGGAGATGGTGGAAGTTCCTATTTCTGAATGTTGTGATTATGTAGATCCTTGCACAGTGGCTAGAACAAGATTCAAGCTGCCTAGGATTACAGAGGGTAATTATCAATATGTCATTCAGGGTGTTTATTCAATTAACGCCATGAGTGGTCAGGGAAAGAAACTTAAGGAAATAACCATCAACCGATACGTGAACTTGCTCAAGCTTCCTATAATTAAGAAGGAGGAATACTATTGGATTTCTAACGGATATCTGTATGTGAACAACCCACTCTTAAAAGCAATCAGACTTGTTGCTCTTTTCGAGGAAGATGTTCCAAATGAGATAATGTATCCAGAATGTGGATGCGGAACTCCTAGCTATACACCAGAGCAACTGTGTGTAAATCCTTTAGATAAAGAATCTCCAGTTCCTGGCTATCTAGAAAAGCAGGTGTTGGAACTCACTTCTCAGAAGCTTCTCTCTACGTATTTCAAATTGAAGACAGACATCACAAATGATGGAGTTGATGGTCAAGCACCTAACGCTCCAAATTTGAGATAAGATATGAGAGTAAAGATAGACTGGAGAAGCGCCAGCAAAGAAAACTACAACAGTTTCTGTAAGAAACATCCGTCCATAAAGCTCACCTTTGATCAATGGAGAAACATCGTTTATTCTTTTAACGATGCATTTAAAGAATACATTCTTGAGACAGGAGAGAAAGCAAAGCTGCCTTTTGGTTTTGGTGAGTTTGCCATAAACAAGAAAAAGCGTAAGAAGGTAAAAGACATTCATGGAAAAGAGTTTGTCAACCTTCCTATTGACTGGAAAAAGACAAAGGAGAAAGGTAAACGTATTTATAACTTTAACTTTCACACAGAGGGCTTCTTCTTTGGATGGATGTGGTTTAAGTCAACAGCTAGATTTAGACAATCACCGTTGTGGTATTTTAAACCTTCCAGAAACACGTCTAGACTTCTTTCTCACTATATAAGAGCTGACGATAAATATCAACATCTCTATCACGAATGGAAAAAGTAAAATAGATGTCATACTATTACAAATATAATTTCATCAGCCCTGAGCCTGTATACGCTACAGTTAAGGAGGAATTCAAAAGCTATTTTGATACAGGGGCAGTTGATGATTTGATGTTCCCTACCTATCTGGACAAATGTCTCAGAAAGTTGGGTAGAACCACTTATGTGATTTCTCAGGAAATCCTATACATTAACGACTATCAAGCTAGGCTCCCAGACAACTTCTTTGCTGTGAGAGAGGCTTGGATGTGTACAGCTGTAAATGGTTTTCCTTATCAACAGGCTAACTCATTCTACTCACAAGCTGCTACATCTACAACAATTCAGGTGAGCCCTATCACCACAGATTGTACTATCCCCAGCCCTTGTTGTGGTAATGTAGGATGTGATGGATCTTGTATGCCTGAATTGGTTCAGACAGTATACAAGACTAATAATCAAACAGCAGTTAGCTATCGTAGAGAATACTTACTAAAACCTGGTAACATATCTGCACAAGGTAACTGTGGTGTAGACTATACCAATAACTGGGAGTTCTATGCACAGGCACCTCCTATTAATGAGTTCACTCCTGGTTCCTCTTGGTATGATTCATTTGATATCAGAGACAATAAGTTTGTCACTAACTTCCGTAATGGTGTGGTACATCTGTTGTTTTATGCTACAGAATATGATGCTGGTGGAAATCAGTTGATTCCTGACAACTATCGTATTAGAGAGTTTGTTGAAGCTTTCATTAAGTATAAGGTGATAGAAACACTTACCAATCAAGTGAATGATGAGACATACAATCAGCTAGAAAGGAAGATGGTGAACTACAAACAGATGGCTGATGAGGCATTTATCATGGCTGACATTGAGGTTAAGAAACAAGATCCTTGGACTAAGCAACGTAGGATTAAGAATGACTTGAACAGATTTAACATGTATGAACTTCCTAATCGTACTAATAGATACGGTTGGAGACGCAATAATTAATACTAATGGCTGAACAGGAACAAGGCAATATTAGACAGGAGTATAACAATGCTACTACAGGTCTTAACATGGACCAAACCCCTAACCAAATTGCGAAGGGGAAATTAACGTATGCATTAAATGCTGCTGTTGAAAACTATGATGCTAATTCTGTAAACTATCAGAATGAGCCAGGGAACGAACTTTGTGTTACGTTCCCTTCTGGTTTTGTGCTTATAGGTAACCACTTCATCCAAGAGAAGAACAAACATATATTCTTTATCACTAACCCTGATACAGGAGCTAGTCAGATTGGACAGATGGAGAACAATGATTGCGTATATCGTGTTATTGTAAATGCTCCTTGCCTCAACTTCAATACTGGCTATCCCATCCATAAGGTGGCGCATAAGATAACTAATTGCACCACAGAGATTTATTGGACAGATGGATTCAATCCTAGGAGATATTTGGACATTGATAATATTCCAAAAGTTCTAAAATCTGGAACTCCGTTCTGTGATCCAGAATATACAGATGACCTAGACTGTAATCAACTTAAGCTTCAACCCAACTTTAACATCCCTCAACTGGAGGTAATTGATGTTACTAGCACAGGTAACCTGATTGCTGGTACATATCAGTTTGCTGCACAATACTCTGATGCTCAGGGTAATCCTTACACGTCCTACTATTCTGTTACCAACCCAACACCTATTGCTGATAAGTTCATTACATCAGTGAACTTCAACTATCCTGTTGGGAAGTCTATCATCCTCAATATAAGCAATCTGGAGGACACAGGACTTTACCAGTATTTCAACTTAGCGGTGATTAAGACAATCAATGACATCACTTCTGTTGAGCTGGTTGGCACATATTATATTGATGCTGTTCAAAAAGAAATCCCATACACTGGTCAGAACGTAACACAAATTAGACTGACCATCAATGATATATTTGAGAAGTTCCCTTATTACGATATTGCTCAAGACCTTACAACAGCACAAGATGTCTTGATATGGGACAACCTTACATCTATTGATCGTATTAACTACCAAAGCATTGCTAATCAAATTCCTCTGTTATGGGAAAGCTGGAGAATTCCTGCTGACCAAAACTATTCAGATGAGTTGAATGCCACCAATCTCAGAGGTTATCTGAGAGATGAGGTGTATGCTTTTGAGATAGTGTTCTTGCTTAAGAATGGTAAGCAGACAGATGGATTTCATATTCCTGGTAGAATCAAAGGTCCTACAGAGAATCTACAACCTGATGTACCAGATACCAACCCAGACTTTATAGGCGTTCCTGATTACACATCTGGAGGAGTAGGATATAGCTCTTATTGGAAAATCTACAACACAGGATTTGTAATTGGTACAAGTCCTGGATATTCGCCAGCTTTTGATTACAGAGGCCCTTATCAGTATGGTGAGTTTGGTTATTGGGAATCAACAGACACCTACCCATGTAACAAAGATGTATGGGGTGATCTTGCTGGTCAACCTATTAGGCACCACAAGTTCCCTGATATCAACGTAAGTCCTGCTTACGAATCTAAGATATTTACAGGACCTTCAGGTATGGTTCAGGGTAATGATGCTGTGTTCCCTATTGGTGTACAAATAGATGTACAACTAGTGAGCTCACTTATTCAGACATCTACTCTTACACCAGAGCAGAAAGATGATATTGTAGCATTCAAAATCATCCGTGCTGACCGTGGTACAAACAAGTCTATTGTTGCTAAGGGTATCCTTAGAAACGTAAATACGTATGAGAGAGAAGAAGAAACCTACTACTATCCTAACTACCCATACAACGATCTTAACTCAGATCCATTCCTTAATACAACTAACAATGCCTACTCACAAATCTGTGATGGGTATACTATATTCATAGACACACTTGTTGTAGACCCTGCTGGCGGACCATCTTTTGCTGAGGTGGAATACACTGATTGCAATACAAACAAAGCAACAAAAAAGAAATACTTTGCAATTGGTCAATATCCACTTTGCTCAATAGGTAAGCCTACAATCCTTGGTCCTGCAACAGGAAGAGTGGGGCTTTCTACATATGAGATATGGACAGCTCAGGTTTGTAATCCAAGTCCTTTTGCATTTGCCAGAGGTGGTAGAATTGAGTGGAACGACATCTATACAGGTATCACTACACAATGGGTGAATGGATGGCCTACCTCTCCAGTGTATACATTATATGTAGTTCCTGGCACAGGTGGTCCTGTACAAATTGAAGGCCCTGGTGAAATCTGTTTTACTGGTCCAACACTTGTTACAGGTGAAAACTGTAAAGCTGAGAATCCTCAACCTGGATTTACAGAAAAATACAGACAGATATTTAACTCTCCTGAAACTTCTTTTGGACAGCCTTTCTTAGGTGGTGTTCTGAAGCTTGAGAGTGTAATGTTTGGTAGAGGTAAAGGTCACTTTGTTGAGGTAAGAGATAACGCTAAGTACAAACTCTTAACAGAAGAAGCTCAGCGTGATGCTCTTGAAAGTGCTGAAGAACTAGGTGATGTAACCACACCATTCAATGCGACTGCTATGTTTACAGCATATCAGGCGTATTTAACCATCTATGTAAATGGCATCACAAGGAAGAACTATGCCTATTCTTTCAACTCTATAGGAGATTATAACTATGGTGTAGGAGTTCCTGATGATCAAGGGATTAAGCAACGTAACCTTGACATCGCTAGATATTTGATTCCTGGTGTACAGAACGTTGGTGATATATACAACATCAACAACTTCCAAAGAGAATCATCTGTCTACCTAAGAACTGACCTAGATAGACCAGGTCTTCCTTTCCCAGACCAAAGCCCTAACATGCTGTCTGCAGGAAGTTCAATAGTTACAGACATATCAAGATTTACTATATCAGAAAGAAGCAAGTGTCAAGCTCCTGCTAAGGAAGAAGACATGTCTGTTGTTTCTTACTACGCATCTCTTAAGAATGTATTTGTTAACCAATACGGACAAATCTATTCTTACAGCACGGTGGACACTGGTTTCCAAGTGCTTGTAGATGAAAACACTCCCGACATACAAACAGTGTTTGGTGGTGATACATTCATTAGCAGATTTGCATTCAAGACCAAGCTTCCATTCTTTATAGACAACCGTGTGAATGCTCCTGATGATAGTGATATATTCTATGATGAGATAGGTAACATAGCCTATCCAAAATACTGGCACTCAGCACGTTCTATTCTTAGAGACTACACTATTACAAGTGTAGGTGTGTTATCAAACATTATTTCCTACAAGGCTCACAACTTTGACTGTCCTAACAGTCAGTTTGTAGCTCCTGGGCAACCTAAGGATAGCAATCCTGGAAGAACATTCTATGATGGATACTTCTATCTATTTGCATATGGTATTCCTAATTTCTATTGTGAGAGCTCTTATAACGTAGACTTACGTCAAGCTTTCAACAACAGAGAGGGTGACTTCTGGCCTCACGTGAGTACAGGTATTCCTGATGACTGGGTGCAACAAAGTTATGTTCCTATTGTTCAGGATAACACCTACTACTATAATGTCACATATTCTAAGCAGAACAGAGAGAATACATTTACAAATCTACCTATTGACTGGGATAGACCTTGCTTCACCTTTTATCCTTTCAGAGCTATCTATTCTGATTCTCAGAACATTGACTCTGATAATAGGGTAAATAGCTGGTTGATTTACAGAGCTATATCTTATTATGACTTCCCTCAGAACTATGGAGATCTTGTATCTCTAGATGGAATTCAGAACAAGGCAGTGCTTGCTCGTTTTGAGAACAAGACACTCATGTACAACAACCTCCTTACGATAGATACAAGTAATCCTCAAGCAGCGTATGTTGGTAATCCTCAGTTCTTTAGATCAGCTCCTCCGATTGACTTCGCAGAAACTGATTTGGGATATGTAGGAACCCAAAACAAGATGTTGTTGAAGATTCCACAAGGACAAGTCTCTGTGGATGCTAAACGTGGTCAAGTGTTCCTTATCACTGGTACACAGGCTGTAGACTTGTCAGGATTTGGTTCAGGACTTAATAGGTTCTTTACAGACCACCTGGCATTTGAAATCCTGCGTTACTTCCCAGATGTACCTACAGATAACCACTTCACAGGAATTGGTCTACACGGTGTGTTTGATAGTAAGTATGACAGGGTGCTCATCACTAAGCTTGACTATGTTCCAAAGAGCAAAGATGTTAAATATGATGCTGTAAATAGAGAGTTTTATGTTGAAAAGACATACAAACAAATCGCTTATAGCACTACCACTAGTACAACCACTTCTGCTGGCACTACTACTAGTACAACAACATCCTTTGGATCAACTACAACCACCACTACTCTTAAACCAATCACTATACGTGAGAGAGTGTATCTAACAGATGAAACCTACTTCTGTAATAAGAGCTGGACAGTGTCTTTCAACTTTAATACTAAGAGTTGGATAAGCTTCCATAGCTACATCCCTAACTGGTATATTGGTGAGAACAATTTCTTCTATTCTGGTCTTAATGGATGTTGTGATGACTTTGAAGTGATAGCTGGTGTTCCTGGACCTGTTCCAACCACCACTACTACATCTAGTACATCTACCACTTCTACAAGCTCAACTACAACTACAACCACTACAAAGAATTGTAATCTTGCAGGAACTGTTAGAGAAACAAATTGTACATTATCAGGAACAGCTGTAGTGACAGTACCACCTCCAATACCTCCTTGTACAAGACCTGATGAATTGATAGAAGATGTGTTCTTTACAGGCTACAATATTATATCTCCCCCAAGCAGTGTTGTTTCTACAGGAAGTCAATCAGCCGCATGTAACGCTGTTGCCTACCTAAATACATTTGGTGGATCATATGTAAATGTTGTTCCTACATTCCTCACTATTGAATATCAAGGACTCTATCTTGGATCTAAGGTGTTTGTGACTAATGGTACAACTGATTGTACAACAATACCAGACGGTTGGTATTTTACAGGAGCTTCTCAGGCTGTTAACACAGTGTTCCAAGTGGTTGGTGGATTGATTGTATTTATCACTAACTGTACAACCACAACAACAACAAGCACTAGTAGTAGTACAACAACAACGTCATCTACTAGCACAACAACTAGTACATCGTCTACCACTACCACAACAACTACAGCTATACCTGTAACTACTACCACTACATCTAGTAGTAGTAGTAGCACAACAACCACAACTACAACAACAGGTACACCAACAACAACCACAACTACTACCACTGCTGTACCTCCAACAACTACCACTACTACAAGTTCTAGTAGCACTAGTACTACTACATCAACTAGTAGCACTAGCACTACATCAACTAGTAGTACAACAACTACAACAACCACAGCTATACCAATCACAACAACAACCACTAGTAGTACTAGTAGTAGCACAACCACTACGACAACCACTGCATTGATAACTTGTAACAATTACAATATTGAAGGTGCGCCATCAATAGATGTTGAGTGGATTGAATGTGATGGAACTCCAAACTCTGCAACTGTTACCACTGCAATTGTAGTATGTGCTCAAACTGGTTCAGTAACACAAACTGGAGGTGCTGGTAACATAACACAACTTGGTAGTTGTACTTCTCCAACTACCACCACTACTACAACAGCAACACCGTCTTGTTTGTGTTATTATATTCTAAACGAAACGGGTGGTAATTTAGCTTATGAATACTATGATTGTGTAAATGGATATACTAATGCTAATTTAGCAGGTGGTGCAAATATTAGAGTTTGTTCTTCTAACTACCCAAGTGGAACAGGATTAACAATTGAACCATGTACTGATGTTACGGTTTGTAGTACAAGTGCAGACTGTACAGGATGTACAACAGCACCAATAACTACAACAACTACTACTACAGCTGCACCTAATTGTTCACTTGCTGGAACAGCTGTTGAAGAAGAACCACCACCACCATTCTTAAAATTTTAAATATTATATAAAATGACAGTATTAATAACATTAACAACAGCTGGGACAGATACAGGTCCTTTTAATCTCTACTCAAATGTAGATGGTTATGTTTCAGCATTTGAAACAGGGGTGTCTAAAGCAGCTCTTCTAGCTGGTTATTCTTCTGCGCTTGTGCCTAATGGTACAACAACTATAAGAATAAAGTCTACGGGCACTTGTGTAAACTACATAGATGTTACAGTAGTTACAACCACTACCACTACTTCCAGTACTACATCTACTTCTAGTAGTACAACAACCACAACAACAACTACTGCTGGTGGATTTACAGTGAGAAATACAACAGGTAGTGGACAGATAGATGATGTTACTACTACTGGAGGAGCATATTTTTACTTCTTTAACACTGGAAGTTTTCCAATAACCGCTGGTCAACAAGCCGATGGTGGTGGAGCAGCTTTAACAAACTCGCCAGTTTTTGTTACAGTATCAAACTTTAGTTCAACATCATGTTTATCTTTATATATCAATGGTGTGTTGAATGAAGCAATATCGGTTAGTGCAAACGGAATGTATACATTTAGTAACAAAACATTTGCTACAACTGATACTGTATTGATCGAATATAAATCAGGATTTTGTTAAATAGATAAGAATGGCTAAGACAATCATCATAAAATTAACTAGCTCAGGACCTACAGCAGGACCTTTCACAATCATTGACCAACTTGGAAACACTCTAGCAACGGGTGTTTCCAAGGAGGACTTGATTTCTGGGGTGAGCTATGTTGTAGATGATGCTGTTAATGTCATCACTGTAGAATCTACAGGTAAGTGTAAGAACAAGAAAAACTTCCCTGTCACTACAGTTAATCCTGTAAGTTTAGCAGCTACCACGTATAACCAAATATCAACCGCTTGTATCTGGAGGCACCTGAAGAATCCAGTGTTGTATAACTACTTCTATGGAAACATAGAACCTTACATCATCGAGTATCCATTTGCCTATCAGTATCAGGATGAAATCCTTCAGAGTGTACAGGATTACACCAAGGCATACAGATACTTCTCTGACCCAGATGGTATATCAGATGACAACCGTAAAATAGAAACCGACAATGCTTGGTTTAATAAGGCTGTCCTTTACAATGGTCAACAGAGTACAGGTGTGCTTGAGTTGGTTCCTAAACCAATTAACAACCTCAAGGACTACTTAAAGTATCCTATGTATAACGCTGAGAGTAAGACAATTACATTCACTAAGAGTGATAACTTCTACCAATATAATACATTCTGGTCATTGGTAAAAGACAAGCAACTGCCTCTCTTCGTACGCACGTGCGAGTCTCTGTCTTTGGATAAGGTGGTGAATCAGGTGAATATGGATTATGGAAAGAGATCCTTCAAGAAGGAACCTCTACGTGCTAAGGAATTAAAGGTGCGACACATCCTAGACAATCGCTATGATGCACACCTAGTATCACAGTTTATTTACACACCAGCTCAAATCTCTTACAAATAATGAACAACTGGTTAGATAAATATGAACAAGGAGGAATGGTCTTAAAACAAAAGACCAAGGATAACTATGGGAAGAAAGCCAACCCAAACAATCCTGATGTATCACTTCCTCCAGGATTCAAAGGATTGGCATATAACACTAAGGGACGTAACTATAGTCCTGCATGGGGTGGACAGTTTCAAGATGGTGGATTTTTAAGTAAAACATTTTTACAACCAACAAGTCCTAAACTACCTGTAGGTCCTACACCTAATGGAAAACCAGGAGAAACATCTACAGAAAGGGCAGCTAGTATAGGTGGAGCAAAAGGAGTACCAGCTTATTTAATACCTACATTTAAGTATGGTAAACCATTGGCTGATCCTGAAGCTGAGTTCAAAAGAACAGGTGAACATCTTGGTGGTCCATTTAAAACGTGGCAAGAAGCTGAGAAGTTTGGTGAAATTAGACATAAATATGTAGAGAAAGGTAAAAATATTCCTACACCAATAAAGACATGGGGAGAAATGGCTATGGGTGGTAGTATTCCTGGTGCTGTAGGATTCACATACGCACGTACAGCAGGAGCTGCTCCTAGCAATGGTCCTTATGCTAAGAAGACAAAGGCTAGTGCTCAGAATGGTAAAGAGATGAAATACTACCAAGAAGGCTTGGATTTCAAACCTAAGACCATTAGTCAAGATGGTAGTGAGATACCTGTAGATTCCATGGGCTATTGGAACCCTGAGAATGTAGGCAATCCCGTAATCATCCCATCCAATGATATCACTATGGAGGGTGTAGATCAACCGTTGATTGGTATATCTGATACAGGAGATGTCCAATATATGATGCCTGGAGAAGACTATGAGTTTGATGGAGAATACGTAACAGAATATCCTGTGGCTAAAAAAGGTATTAGTGTGAATAATGCTGATGCTCAACCTATTAAAAAGTTAGACCAATCACTTAACTTTACAAACTATAACAAACCAACCAAGGGTGGCTGGTTAGATAAATACAACTGATATGAAAGCAAAAATGCTCAAAATTGCTGGCGTTAAGTCTGAGAAGGATTTCTACAAGAAGTTTCCTGATGAGGCATCTTTTATGGCTAAACATGGTGGCGCCTTTAAGAAAGCACAAATAGGTGCTTATATTGGAGGAGAACAAGGCGCTGGTTTTCAACCCATTAGCTTTAAAGATTTATATGACGAAGCTGATTATACAGTAACAGGTTCTACACAGGACCAACGTAAAGAAGAAGCCTATAAACAAGCTGAGCTTGCTGCTGCCCAACAACAAGGTGGTGGTGGTGATGGAGGAGGAATAGGTGCATCTCTTGGTAATCTTGGAAAGGTGTTTCAAACTATGGGTGGTGAAGAAGGTATGGCTGACATGACTTCTGCCCTTGCTAGAAAAGGAAAGAAGATAAAGAAAGCGCAAGGAGGAACTCAAGCTCAACCTGAACCTCAACAATCAGACTATCCTGACTATCAGTCTTGGAAGTCAGATCATGATCTTTGGCGTAATGGTCAGACATATGTAGGTATGTCAGCTCCTTCGTCTGGTACTATATCCACAGCTCCTGCTAGTGTTGCTAATCCTGTTGAGGTGGAAGAGAAACAAGGAGATAAATTCATGAAAGCTGTTGGTAAGTATGCAGGTCCTGCTGGTAAGATTGTAGAAGGAATACAACAACTTAAAGAAGAAAAGAGAGCTCTTGAAAGAGCTGAGCAAGCTGAAGATGTAAGTGCACTTGTTAAACAAGCTGCTAGTACACGTCCTGAAGAAACCCAACGTAGATATGTTCGTCCTGAGGATATTACAAATACAGGAGAAGAGTTCTTCCCCATATATGGTGTAGGTACAAATGTACTTGCTAGGAATGGTAAAATGGTAGGTGGAATCCCTGGTGAGATTGCTAATACGTTTGCTCCTAATACACTTTACGATGATCTTGGATATGAGCCTTTGAATGATAGTGAGCGCTACAAGCAGTTCATGCATGGTGGCAAGATGCATAAAGCTCAGAGTGGTTTAGAAACATTTGCTTCTTCTGGTGGCACACAAGCTACAGGACAACTTCTTACAAGCATCACTGGTGAGAACGCTGGTGGTAATCTAGGTGGTACAATTGGTGGCACTATAGGATCAGCATTTGGTCCTGCTGGTAAATTGATTGGTCAAACAGCTGGTCAATTGATTGGTACTGCTATTAATAGAAAACCTCAAAAGATTAAGAAAGCAAAAGAAGCTACACAAAGAAATATACAATCCACTGCTCTTCAACAGGGTATACAAGGTGGTCAGGCACAACAGTCATCATTCATGGAGAATGGTGGAACAACGTCTCCATACGAATGGGTGAGCCATACATGGCAACCTCAGGTGATTGCTACCTTTGGAGAACACAAAGTGAAAGACCTTCTTAGACCTCCAAAGGATGCTGATATGCTCAGAGCTGGCGGTCACCTAAAAGAATACACTCCTCCTAGTGAAAGAGCTATGTCTACAGAAAGACCTGACTTCCAGATGGGTGGTGAGCTTCAAACACACTGGGGTGGATATGCTGAGTCTATGTCTCAGAATCCATACCTACCAGATGGTGGAGAAACAATCATGTTCAGAGGTCAGTCTCATGATGAGAGTGATGGTAAGGGCAACACAGGTATAGGTATCACCTATGGTAACAACCCTGTAGAAGTGGAAAGAGGTGAACCAGCATTGAAGTTAAAAGATGGTGGAGGTGCTCCTGGTGACAGTAGCCTTGTAGTGTTTGGCAACCTCAAGATACCTAAAGCTTATGTTCCATTACTTGGTAAGGAAGCTGAAGGTAAGAAGTTCAAAACCTACGTAGCTGATTTGTCTAAAAAGGAAAATAAAATCAATAAGAACATTAGCAAAGCTGTAGAAGAACTTGATGAGCTTGATGTACAAACTCCTTTTGATAAGTTGAGATTCAACTCTTTAGATCTTACAATCAATGGTGGTAGTGCTACATTAAAAGAAATTGCTGACAACAAAACTTCAGCTGCTTCTCTACAGAACGCTATTAATGATACAGCTGAGGAGTATGGATTGGTTGCTGATGATCTTGCTAAAGGAAAAATAAAAACTGCTAAATTTGGTAAGATGATTAAAGCACAATCTGGATATACAAGTAAATATGGACTTGATCCTTGGACTGGAGATAAGAGCACAGGTATCAAGAATGCATCTGCGTTCACTGCAAAAGAGTGGGATGAGATTGCTGAGCAGATTGGATTTGATAAAACAGGTAAGAAAGGAAACAAAGCTTTCCAAGAGTTTCTGTTCCAAGATCCTGAACTAAAGTCAATGATTATCAACAACCACCAACAACTATATAACTCAGATCCTACATCTACTAAGAAGAACTGGTTTGATAATAAACTTGGTGCTGGATGGGCTGCTCCTGGATTGAAGAAGAAAGACATTCCTGAAACTCCTTCTACATTCCAAACAAGAGAGTTCAGACCTATCATTCCTGAGGTTGGTGCTCCACCTAAAAAAGATGTTCCTTCTATTGAATACAAGAGAAGTGGTTTAGTGGATGTTATTGGACAGGTGCTTCCTTACGTTCGTCCTACAGACCAAGAACAACTTGACCCTACACAGCTTATGGGTGAGATGTACGCAATGGCTACTAACCAATTAGAGCCCGTACAAGCACAACTTATACAGCCTCAACTTAGCGTTCCTTATGACATCTCTCTTCAGGACATTCTGAATGAGAACAGGGCTTCCTTGAGATCACAACAAAGGCTTGTGGGATACAATCCTGCTTTACAAAGTCAACTTGGGGCACAAGAATATGCTGCTAATCAGAAAGTGTTAGGTGAGCAATTCCGTATGAACCAGGCCATGAAGAATCAGATTTACAAAGAGAATAGAGATAAGCTTGATCAGTTTGGCCTGAAGAATCTTGAGATTCTTGACCGTCAGTATGTTCGTCAGGCTGAAGCTAAGAGTAAAACAAAGGCTGTTGGACAGGCTGTTGTTAATTCTATTTCTGACAAAATGGCTAAGAATCAATTGGAAAACAGAACATTAGCTACAATGGAGAACCTGTACAACTACCGCTTTGACCCACGTTTCAGAGCTATGAACATGAATGCTCCTTTTCAGCCAGTGATTCCTACAATAGCTGGAACCAGCTCACAGAGAGTTCCTGTATTAGACCAGAACGGAAATATCCTTTACTACGAACAAAAGGTTGGAGATCAATCTACAGCTGTTGTATCTAGCCCTGCCACTACTCCTGGCACTCCTCAGACCTTTCTGAAGAAGAGTAACAAGGAGGAAATAGAGGGGGCAAGGAAAGGAACTTCTATTAAGAAAAAGAACCTGAACAGCTCAATTGTAAAGGCTTTAAAAAATATCTAACTAACTCAGTTATAGCGAATTACCAAAACTCGTTATAGCTCTTGGAAATTATAATTATTCATATTACATTTGCTAACTTGACATACAATGGCTTCATTTACAGACATCATACCACAATTTAACCCCTATGTCCAACAGCTTCCTGTGGAAGCTATGGTGCAGGTGGGTATGGAGAAACAGAAGCGCTACGATGAGGGTATCCAAAAGATTCAAACTCAGATAGATAATATTGCTGGGCTAGACATAGCTCAAGATGCTCAACGAGTATATTTGCAATCTAAGCTGAACGAACTTGGAAACAACCTTAAAAACGTAGCTGCTGGTGATTTCTCCAACTTCCAACTTGTCAACTCTGTAGGAGGTATGACTGGTCAGATTGTGAAAGACCCTCGTATTGTTAATGCTTTGTCTTCTACAAAAGCCTATAGAAAGGGGCTAGAGGATATAGCTACTCTTACCAAAGAAGGAAAAGCTTCTGCTTCTAGAACTTGGGAATTTAAAAATGCAGCCAATGCTTGGCTTAATGGGGATGTTGATTCTTCCTTTAATACATTATACAAACCTTACACCAACTACAGAAAGAACGCTACAGAGATAATCAAAGGACTCACTGGAGATAGTACCATCAGAGATGATGCTTTTGACGTTGATGCTAAGGGTAATCTTGTAATCAAGGATGCAATGACCCGTACAAAGCTTGCGGGTATTTCTCCAGAGAAGATTCAACAAGCTCTTTTAACAGGACTTTCTCCTGATGACTGGGAACAAATATCAGTGGATGGTAGATACAACTATGCCAACACTACTCCTCAGTCTTTCGCAGAATCATTAAATGCTTCTTATAAGGGGAAGTATGATGCCTTTGCTCAGCAAAGAACCATTCTTGAGAATGCAAAATCTTCTACATCTTCTGCTGTAGAAAAGCAAAAGATTGACCAAAAGATTGGAGAACTTACTAAGATATTAAACAGTGTTCAGGAAGAATACAACAGTGTTTCAAAAACCTTTGATGATGGAGATGCTGAATCTGCAAAAGCAAGATTGTTCACAGCTAACTTCATGAATGGTTTTTCCAAAGCTTTCTCATACACAGAAACTGCTCAGACTTACGAAACTAGTCCATTTGCTCAAGCTCAACAGTGGAGAGAGAATAAGGCTCAAGAGTGGAAGAAGTTTACAATGGAATATTCACAAAGAGAGAGATTCCATAAAGACACAATGAGTCGAGAGGATGAGAAGATTAGATTGGAGAAACTAGCACAAACAGGGTATGGTGGTTTTCCAGCTCCTGTTGACCCTAAGGATGTACCTAATGTTGCTCTTGATAAAGTTGTGGCACAAACACAAGCTAACTTAGATGCAATTAATCAACAAGACTCTGCTTTTGTAAAATCACAAGGGAAAGATAAAGCATGGCTTGACCAGCAAAGAATTGCATGGTTAAAATCTCCTAATGGAGTGGACCCAATGGTTGCTCAACACTTCAATCAAACAGAAGGAACAAGAAGAGTTGCAATGGAGAACCAGATAATGGTGGGTCAAATCAATGCTGAGGCTGATAGAATTTATGGAGATGTTTATAAGAACATTCCAAAGAATGCTCCCAACCTCACCTACACTGCTTCTGATGGAAGTAAAACAACATACACTCCAAGAGACTTTGTAGATTTCAACAGTAAGATAAATAACTATAGAACAGTAAGTACTACTCCTGGTAGTCCTACAACAGGGACTGGTGGAACAACAACAGTTGCATATAATGATGAGAAAGCTAAAGCAGAGTTGTCTCCAAAAGACTATAAGCTTTATCAACTTCACAAAGAAAGATACTATAGAGGTGAGTCAAATTTAAATAGAGCTGACCAAGTTCTTGCACAGAACTTAGAAAATTATCGTAAGGCTATAAACTTACCTTACCAACAAACTCTAAATCAAAAACAAGATTGGGTAGGTAATGAGGTGAAGAGAAGAGTGACTGGTTTCCAAGGAGTAGACTATAATATTCCTACAACTACTAAGGTACAACAAGAGAGTCTTGCTAGTACATTTGCATCAGTGGCAAATCTTGCTGAGCAACAAAAAGGTGGAATAGCTAACTCTCCTAATTTAAATGTACCACTGTTAAGAAAAATTGCTGAGTCAGGTAATCCTCAGGGTACATTGAAGATAGTAGAAGGCACAGAGTTTTCTCCTGCTATGTACGAAGTGACAGCAAGAGGAGCTGCTGGTAGTACCACATTCAGAATAACTCCTGAACAAAAGAATGCAATATTCGGAGATAGATTTGAAGCTTCTCCAGCTGTACAAGCTTTCCGTCCATATCAAAGTATGATGAGAAAGTTTAGCTCAGCAGAAAGCCCTTATCTCTCAACTAGTCCTGAAGGAGGTCAAACAAATATAAACAACTCAGCACTTGGTCCTACAGACTTTTTTAACGTAAAGTCTTTTGGCGTAAGTGGAAATATTGTTTCTGGAGATGGTGGTAGAACATATTCATTAAGATTGAATATCTACGACCCTATTACAAAATCACTACAACAAGACATTCCTTATCCAAGAATGCTTACTGAAGCTGAGGTGGTTCCTCTTATGCAGGGACTAACGGATGCATCTGTTTATGAAATAATTAATGAGAAGTCTGCAACTAAAACCGACTTACAAAGATTACAAAAAGCTTCTAAAAATCCTTTCTAATGGCAGAAACCCCAGTGAATCCCCCTCAAGTACCTCTGCTTGATAGAATGGCTCTAGAACAACAGTATGGTGGATATACACCTGCTGGCATTCCAGAGCCTCTTCCTAATATACCGTTTAGAGGACTTAGCACCCCAGGCGTTGGAGGTGATGAACCTGTGTCTGCTCTTCAGGCACTGGATGCTTCTGTTAGATCATCTAACAAAGGACTACAGGGTGGTTCTATTCCCCGTGCTATGTCAGAACTCACTAATCCTAGATACAATGTATTTGTACCTGGTGATTACAATAATGAGGATGCATATGCTCAGGGACAAAGCTGGACTGAGAAGATGGTGAATGGTGTGGGTAAAGGATTGGCTCTTACAGGTACAACCTTTTTACAAGGCACATTAGGTCTTGTTAACGGTGTTGGTAACTGGATAGCTACAGGTAACTTCTCTTCGTTCTATGATAATGACCTCAATAGAGGATTAGATAATTTAAATAAGCAACTGGACGATAACCTACTTCCTAACTACTACACAGATGTTGAGAAGGAAGCTAAATGGTATTCTCCTGATAATCTCTTTACAGCCAACTTTGCTTGGAATGGTATTGTAAAGAACCTTGGCTTTGCTGCTGGTGCAGCTCTTACAGGAGGTGTATACAGTGCTGGCATTAAAGCACTTAGCGCACTTCCTGGTATCTCTCGCCTTGTATCTGTTGGTAAACAAGCTGAGGTGTTAGCTGCTACAGAAGCAGGACTTACATCTGTTAATAAGGTGGCTGATACATTTGGTAAAGTGAAATCTCTATCTGATAGATTTATCACATCCTACAATGTACTAAACAAAGGAGGAAGAGCTGTTGTTGCTGGTCTCTCTACAACAGGTGAGGCTGGATTTGAAGCATTGCAAACTCTTAATGAAAAGAGAAATGAACTGATTCAAGAATATGTAGCTGCAAATGATGGTGTATATCCTGATGCTCAAGCAATGGAAGACATCAATGCAAAGGCTTCAGAAGTGGGCAACTCTGCTTTCTTATTGAACGTTGGTTTACTTACAGCTACTAACTACATCCAGTTCCCAAGAATACTTGGTTCTACATA